CTTCATCATCGAACACGCGACCATCAGTCTCGCCATGCTCAAGGCGAAGAACCAGCAGGCTCAGCAAGACCAGCAGTCCGGCAACCAGTGGTCGGGAACCGACTCGTTGAATCAGATGCCCGATAACGAATGGGGCGTGTTCTGATGGCTACCAACGTCACCGAGAAAGACAAGACGCTCAACGAGATCATCGACTGGTGCGAACAGATGGAATCGGATGGACTGAGATTGGCGAGCGCTCTTCTGATACAGCATGACATGGCCGCATACGGTGCCATGCAGGGACAAATCAGCGCATACGAAAAGACAGCCGACCACTGCCGTTCCTTGCTCGGCTATTCCGGCTCCATGCCGTCCGAGGTGCCGAATCAAAGCGAGGACGCGAAATGAGCATCGCAACAAAAACAACCTACTTGGCAAAATGCGACTACCCAGACTGCCACATGGCCTACGACTTCTGGGCGTCAAGCACGGAAAGAGTAATCGATGACATTACCGAAGGTTCACCAATGGGGAGGTGTGGCTATGAACGTCGATAACATGACCGATGATGAGTTTATCGACGGCCAAGACCAACTAGCCTACAAACATCAAAGCAACCGAGCCGACATCCTACGCACACTCAAACTCAAAGCGGAGGTCAACCAATGACCGGCGAACAATCCTCGTTCAGCCTGTTCATTCCCGGCATCCCCGCCAGCAAAGGATCATACCGTCCAATCACCGGCCGGAGCCGCACCACCGGCAAACCCGTCACCCGACTCATACCAATGGACAAAAAGGAACGCCCGTGGCGCAACCACGTGCGCGACACCATCCTAAGCCACAAACCACCAACCATCCCACCCGACGCATACGTTACAGTAGAAACCACGTTCTACCTCCCACGCCCCAAAACCATTCCCCCAAGCAAACGAAAACACCCAACCGTCAAACCAGACATAGACAAACTCCAACGCGCCCTATACGACGCCATAACCGAAACCCACATCTGGCATGACGACTGCCAGATCACCGACGTAACCAGCCACAAACGCTACGCCGACACCACCCCAACCGGCGTATCCCTCACAATCAAATGGGACCCAAACCAATGAAAAAACCAAACGAATTCGACTACTTCCGCAACACCACACCCGGCTACAAGCTAGGCCGCATCCTCGGCATCCTACTCATCATCCTAGCCGTCCTACTCATCACCACCGGCACCATCGCCCTACTCAAACTCCTCATAACCTACATCCTCACTTAAACCATGCCCCTCAACCAACAACAACAAACTAAATCCAAGAAAGCATAAAATACCCGTATGAGCAACGTAACCCGAGACGCACACGGCAGAATCACCGGAGGCGTCAACAACCCAACCGGCAAAGGCGGCTTCCAAGAACGCCCACAAGCCCGCAGCCGTAAATGGACAAAACGAGGCAGCGTGAAATACAACCTTCAACAATTCCTTGAACTCACGAACGAAGAACTGGCGGAATGGGTACAGCGCATGGACGAACTGACCCAAGCCGAACAGATCGCCCTTCGTCGCGTACTTGAATCGAAGAAGGACGGTGAAAAAGCATTCCGCGCCTATCAGGACATCGCCAACCGTACCGAGGGTATGCCCCGCCAGCAGGTTGACCAGACGGTTCAGATGTATGAACCGCCTACGATCAATGTCACAGTGAAGTGAACAAACCCGAGCCTATTATTCTCAATAAGGCTCGGGTTCTCTCGGGTGAAGACCAGACTATTGAGAATCGCGCGCACATTATGGAACAAAACGGAACATTCAACCTCGTAATCCCCAAAGCATACGAAGACCTATTGTTCTTCCTCCATGACCGTGACAATCCGCCATACCGCTACTACGACTACAGCGGAGGACGTTCGAGCGCGAAAAGCACCAGCGTAGCCCTAGCACTAGCGCTCGAAGCAAGCATGTACCCAACCCGCATCCTATGCACCCGCGAATTCCAGAACAGCATTCAGGAAAGCGTCAAACAGCTACTAGCGGACATCATCAGCCGCTATCAGCTTCCCGGTTTCACCATCACCCGCGAACAGATAACACACGTGAACGGAAGCGTGTTCTGGTTCAAGGGCTTGCACGAAGACCCCGAAAGCACGCTGAAAGGCATCGAAGGCGTAGACCGATGCTGGATCGAGGAAGCCCAGTTCATCACCGACCATAGCCTAGACGTGCTGCTGCCGACCATCCGAAAGAACGGCAGCACCATTATTTTCACCCGCAACCCACTGACCCCTGAGGATGCGATAACAACCCGTTTCGTCACACACCCGAGCGAACTCACCCAACAGCGCACCACCCACCATCACACCACATGGCGGGACGCGGAACAGGCCGGTATCCTTCCCGAGGAAATCAAACGGCAGGTCGAGGAATCACGAAACAACCCAGACTTCGCCCACATCTGGGAGGGAATGCCATACGAGAAAACCATAAACCAGATCATAAGCTGGCAGCAACTCGCAGACGCGACCGAACGCCAACCGCAAACAGACGGCGGCGTAAGCTTCGGCGTTGACGTGGCCCGATACGGAGCCGACCGAACCGCTGTCGCCATCGTAAAAGGACGTCACCTAGTAGACCTCGTTAGCTGGAACAAAACCAGTCTCGTGGAAACATCGGAACGCATAATCACCCTTGCAGGTACATATCATCCAAGCATCATCAACGTGGATGATACCGGCGTTGGCGGAGGCGTAACAGACATCCTCCGCAGCCGCAGCCAACCAGTGAACGGCGTCAACTTCGGAGCCAAACCAAAGCACCCAGACCGCTATCCGGCAGTCAGTTCGGAACTATGGTTCGAGTTCGCTGAACAACTTCCGGAAATCACCATCAACCCGAGTCTGGAACACCGAGCCGAACTGTTTCAGGAACTCAGCACCCGTGAATGGACAATCAACAACAGAAACCTACGCGAAGTGCAGAGGAAGAAAGACTACAAAACAGAGAACCAGACCGGAAGCCCAGATCTGGCCGATAGTGTTCTTCTCGCCTACTACAAGCCGCTCCAACTCCCATCATGGGACGTTGCAATTTGATCGGTTTAAGCCCTGCACCCCGGTAGACTAGACATAGGGTCTTATTACGAATCGAGGAAACTGTGAGCCTGCTAAACAATCTCCGTGACGGTTTTATGAGCGCTTTCGACCGTAACCATGCGCCAAGCTCAACCCCGACACCTATGGGCGGGAACATCTGGCAGCCGATGGGAGGCAACACCATCCCCATGCACGACACCTACGACAACGTGTTTCCCTACGTGAACGCTATCGCGCAACGGTTCAGCACGATAATCCCCTACGCCGTTGATTCGGACAACCAGCGTATCGACCCGGCCCCCGCACCACTGGCCGCACTCTACGCGCCCAACGACACGTATTCATGCTTGGAATTTCTCAAACTCGTTTGCGCCAGCATCCTCACCCAATCACACTTAGATATCCTTATCTGGACAAGCAACGGGCCGGGCGGAGACATTACAGCCGACAACATCATCGGCTATACGCTACTACCCTCCAACAGCCGCCAATACAATTCCACACGCTCCGACTGGTATCACCGCGTAACGATGGACTTGGGCGACGGCGAACGAGTCTACAAATTCTCCCGTGATGAAACCATCGCACTCAGCTACAGCCAGCACCCCAACGACCCGACGCACGGCATCAGCCCCGCAATGACCGTGAAAAAATGGGCCAACGTTGACGATATGATTGCCGACTACGAGCGTGGCTTCTTCGGCAACAACGCCGTTCCCGCTGGAATGCTCGGCATCGTATCGGAAAACACCGAGGACTTCCAACGCAACCGCGACCGGCTCGAAAGCACGTTCCGAGGCGCAGGCAACAACAACGGAATCGTCTACAACATGATCCCGGTTGACCCCATGACCCATAAGCCCAGCACCACCAGCAAACTCGTATGGGTACCGTTCCAGAACGCAAACGATACGCTGGACTTGCAGACCGTGAACGACGTGGTAAACAACCGATTGTCGAACGCGCTCGCCGTCCCGGACATTATTCGCGGCATCGACAACGGGCAGACCTACGCCAACGCAGAACAGGCGGAACGCGCGTTCATTGAAAACACGCTTAAACCTCTGTGCATGACGGTTTGGGATAAATGGCAGTTCGAGCTTGACCGCATCACCGGCGGACTCGGCTACGGCATCACGTTCGATCTCAACCTGCCGTCGCAAACCGACGTGGAGAAGGTGCAGGCGGACACGCAGAAGGTTCGTATCGATTCGCTTACACATCTTGTGAACATGGGGGCCAGTGTGGAATCTGCCGTGGACGCGCTCGGACTCCCCGACTCGTATAAGCGTCTTGACCTGCACCAGCAGGCCCCGACCTTGACTATCCCAACAGCCGCAAAAAGATATGCGAGGAACATCAAACCGCAGGAAACGGCAACCGAAACCCGTATCCTCCCCGCCACTCGCACCTACGTGAACCGCGTAATCCGCATGGCACGCCGCTCCCAGAACGGGCTACGCGATGATCTGGAGGATATCGGCGACCAGTGGATAAACGACGTGGAAGACGAGTTGATGAAGAACCTCGCCGCCTACGCACGCCGTACCGGCTACGAGCTGGAACAGGTCATTACAGCGTGGGCGGAACTCCACCCCGAAAGCTCCATCGCCGTGGATATCGAAGGATACACCGCAGATGATTGGCGGAAACTCTACTTCTGGACTGAACTCCCAGACACCGTGCGTGAAGCCTACGTGGAACACTTGCGGAGCATCGCCAAGTCCACCAGCAAGACCATCACGAACGACGTGCTCGAACTGTTGAACCGGGCTGACGTGGAACAGTGGGACGCCCAACGCCTGCGCGAATCACTCGAACGCATGGGCAACGATCACGCGGAGCTAATCTCACGCTGTGAAACAGTGCAATCGCAGAGGCTCGGCAGCTTGTACAGTGCCCGCAATCTCAGCGAAACGCTCGGCGTCCGACTAGCCAAGGTGTGGCGTACCAGCGGCGACGAAAAAGTCTGCGAGTTCTGCAATCACATGGAAGGCACTCGAATCGCATTGGATGACACGTATCTGGCGGAGAACGCAAGCGTCGAGATCGGGGACAGAACCTATGTGAACAATTTCGAGAGTATGCAAACCCCGAACGGACATCCCAACTGCCGTTGCTATGAGGATTACGAGGTGGTCGAATCATGACGTATGACATTCATTGCAAACGTTGCGGACGCTACCTAGGCTCCTGCGCCCGCGACACCACGGTTACGTTGAAGTGCCCGAACTGCAAAGGATTGGACACGTACCGCATCGTGCTACTATGGGGGATAGAACAATTAAGCCCATTAAGGACGTTCGACCGCACCACTACCTATTGAAAGGGCCAAGATGAAGACTCGTAAGAGCTTCGCCAACAGCGGTGCCCCTGAAACCAATGGTCGTACCCTCACCTTCCTCGCCAACAGCGGCAAAGTGATGTGCGACGGACTCACCGTAGACCTGAAGACCCTGAAAGCGCCGTTAATCGACGGCACTCTGAAACTGGTGTCCGATCTCACCGAGTCCGACAAACTATCCCTGCCGTTGCTGATCGACCACATGCCTAGCATCGAATGCCAAGCGGGCGCAATCACCCGACTGTGGATGACCGATGATGGACTAATGGCCGAAGCGAAACTCAGCGAGGTAGACCAAGGCGAACGTATCCGCCAGCTCGCCGCCGACGGATGCCTGACCAACAGTTTCAGCATCACCGTTGAATTCAACAAGCGTCCCGGCAAGGACGGCATCATCCGCGATGGCGAACTACTGGAAATCAGCGTCGTCTATCGTGGTGCCGACCCACGGGCCGCTTTCACCGCAATCAACAGCCGCAACAACCAGAATGGAGACACCATGAACCCGGAACTCCTGAAGAAGCTGGCGCGTACCATCGCCCAGTTCAAGCTCACGCCTGACGAGGCGGAGCAGCTCACCAACAACGTCACCGATATCATGCAGGGTGCTCTCGATGACCTGACCGAAGCCATCGGCGAACAGTCCGAATCAAACAATGATGGAACCACTCCGGCCCCGGAGGAACCAGTGCAGACTTCCAACAGCCGCCAGACCATCATCATCAACAAGGCCAACCACGCCGCCCACCAGTCGGGTACCGTGACGTTCTCCCACGACCGTAAGACGTGGCTGGACTCCGATGACGCCATGATCGCGTTCGAGCGTGCCCTTATTGATACCGACAACAAGGGTGTCGAAGCGTTCCACCGTGAGTGGGCCGACATCGTGAACCGTAACATGTCGGACACCGCATCGTTCGGCGTTGACGCTGACAACGTGAACAAGTTCATCCCGACCGAAGCCATCACCACTATCTCGGACGCTTTGAACACGCGCGGCTCCGGCCTGTGGAATCTGCTACGTAAAACCGGTCTTGACCGCCTCACCATCGGCGGCAACATTTCCGGTCTGACCGAGCAGACCCGCGCCCACGGCTACCCGGTGGCCAGCTACGGCACGAAGAAGAAGGAACAGGTGCTTTCGTTCGTGAAGCGTGAACTTCAGGCCGACTACACCTACAAGTACATCACCCTGAACAAGGGCGATATTCGCCGCACCCAGCGTCCGGGCGCCCTGCTCCGCTACGTGCTTCAGGAACTCCCGAACTATATCGTCCAGACCATCGAACGTCAGATCACGCTCGGCGGATACACGGATATGGCTCACTTCCGTAGCGTGGTGA